ACTGGTGGTCACGGAATGCTTGGATCTGCAATAGATTTTGGACTTAAACCAAGCAAGCAAGAACTAAATCTTTTGGATTATGAAAGCCTGTCTCGTTACATAGAGCAAAATAAGATAACAGAAATTGTTCATGCCGCAGGAAAGGTTGGTGGCGTGAAGGCTAATGATGATTTTGTCTATGACTTTTTTATCGAAAATCTGATGATGAATGCAAACATCATAGCCGCTTGCAAGCAGCACGGTATTCGTAAATCCACTTTCTTCCTTTCAACTTGTGTGTTTCCGCAGTTTGCTCCGCTTCCTCTTCAGGAAAGCAGTATTCACTTGGGAGAACCGCATCCTACCAATTTTGGATACGCCTACTCCAAGAGGATGCTTGAAGTTGGAAGCAGGTGTTTGAAAAAGCAGTATGATATTAATTCTAACTGCATAGTGCCTTGCAATATGTACGGAGAGAACGACAACTATCATTTAGAAAATGGTCATGTCATACCTAGTTTGATACACCGCTGTTATCTCTCCAAGATGAACGGAGTGGACTTTTTGGTGTGGGGTTCTGGAAAGGCAGAGCGAGAGTTCATGTACGCAGGAGATATGGCAAGAGTGGTGGAGCAAATTCATGCAGGAAAAAACCAGTCCCTTCCACATCTTATGATTGTTTCTCCTGGATGTGTGTATTCTATAGCCGAGGTAGTGGCGATCATTGTCAAGCACATGAATTTTACTGGTAGAGTTGTTTTTGATTCTACAAAATCAGAGGGAATTATGAGAAAGAACACAGACAACTCTTTGTTTCAAAAACACTTTCCTGATTTTCAGTTCACTGATCTGTATACGGGTCTGGGAAAGACTGTTGAGTACTTTATAAAAAACTACGAATCAGTAAGGAAGTAAATATGAAAGCACTAGTAACAGGTGGAGCGGGATTCATTGGATCAAATCTTGTGGATCGTCTGATTGCAGATGGTCACGATGTAACCGTTATCGACAACGAGTCTTCTGATGCAAACGAGCAGTTCTATTGGAATACCTCTGCGAAGAATTACAAGTACGACATCAATGACTATACGATGGTTCGTAGACTGTATGAAGGCGTAGACACGGTTTTCCACCTTGCTGCGGAAGCGCGTATTCAGCCGTGCATCGAAGATCCTCTTAAGGCTGTGGAAGCCAATATGCTTGGAACCGCCAGCGTGTTGCAGTGCGCTCGGGTTTGTGGTGTGAAACGAGTGATCTATTCATCCACATCGTCTGCATATGGATTGAGGAACACTCCTCCTCTCGTTGAAACCATGTCCAACGATTGCTTGAATCCGTATTCAGTCAGCAAGGTTGGTGGCGAAGAGTTGTGCAAAATGTACTCTAAACTGTACGGACTACAGACAATCATCTTCCGCTATTTTAATGTGTATGGTGAGCGTCAGCCTCTTCGCGGGCAATACGCTCCTGTGATTGGTATCTTCCTGCGTCAACGAGCAGCAGGAGAACCCATGACTATTGTAGGTGATGGGAATCAGAGGCGAGATTTCACTCATGTGAGTGATGTGGTGGAAGCCAACATCAAGGCATCAGCGTTCATTGCTCCAGAATACGATATTCGTGATACTGGTAGTTGTCAGGTGTACACTAATTGGGAGTGGGGTCAGGTGTATAATATTGGAACTGGACGCAATCATTCGGTAAATGAAATAGCCACTATCATTGGAGGAGATACAGTAAACATTCCTCCTCGCCAAGGCGAGGCTCGTATCACTCTAGCAAATGCCAGCAAAGCGCGCGAACATCTTGGATGGACTCCCAAAGTTCGTCTTGAAGACTGGATCGCAGCGCATAAATAACCGTACAAGGAGAACCGTGAACATGGCTACAGTATGTCTCTCAATGATCGTCAAGAACGAAACCAAGATTCTGCATGAGTGCTTTGATTCTATTTGGAAGAACATCGACTACTGGGTTATCGTGGACACAGGCTCTACAGACGGAACACAGGAGTACATCAAGCAGTACTTTGCCGAGAAGGGCATTCCTGGTGAACTGCATGAGCGTCCGTGGGTTGGATTCGGACACAACCGCAGCGAAGCACTTGACCTGTGTGCAGGCAAGGCAGACTACGCTTGGATGATTGACGCAGACGACAAGGTGGTTGGCGACTTCAAGTACCCACACAACAGGAATCTGACTGCGGATGCCTATGCCATCAAGTGCGGGCGAGAAGGCTGTGTGTGGTGGCGCAACCAAATCTTCAAGACAGGCATCGGCTGGAAGTATGTGGGTGTTCTCCATGAATACGCTCACTGCGACAAGCAGCCTCTGCACCAAGAGAAGATTGAAGGCGAGTACTATCTTGAGGCTCGTACCCTTGGTCAGGAGCGAAACGGTGGTGTTACTCCAGTTGAGAAATACTCCAAGGACGCAATCCTGCTTGAGGAAGAACTGAAGAAGGAGCCGAACAACACCCGCTATCAGTTCTATCTCGCGCAGTCATACTTTGACTCGCAGCAGTGGGACAAGGCTATTGCAGCGTACTACAAGCGGGTTGAGATGGGCGGATGGGAAGAGGAGTGCTACTACTCTCTGTTCCGCATCGCGCTCTGCGAAATCTCCAAGGAGTCTGCCTGGCCAGTGGTTCAGCAGAAGTTCCTTGATGCATACGACTACCGACCCTGCCGTGCCGAACCTCTCCATGCCATAGCGCGTTTTCTTCGGATGAACGGGCGACCACGGGCGGCTTACCTTTTTGCGAAGGAAGCCGCCCAGATCCCGTATCCACAGCATGACATCCTGTTCATCGACACGAATGTGTACAAGTGGATGGCACTGGATGAACTCGCTGCCACAGCGTTCTATGTGCATGACTATAAGTCTGGATTGGCTGCTTGTGAAATACTCCTGAAGCAGAATCGCCTCCCACAGAGCGAGGTGGAGCGCAATCAGAACAACCACAGGGCGTATATTGAAAAAGTACAGCAGATGGAAGCCGCCCAACAGCAGATGGCTGCACAGATGCAAATGCAGAAGCCTGTACAGGTAACAGCCGCTCCGTCTTTGCTAAATACTCCAAAGCAGCACAGTTTCAAGAAGCGGAGGAAGTAATGGCACGAAGCAGCAAATCAGGAAAAGGCAAAGGCGGATTTGCAAGTGCAAAAACTCGCCGCGCAAGAAAAGAAGCCGCACTGGTCAAGAGCGCAAATCGCGCCCGTAATGCAGCAGCAAAGGCACAGTAATGGCATCAGCATACTACGACATCAACGCACAGCAGTACTCCACTCTGAACTTCCATGCAGAGTACTATGACGAGAACGGGAACGCTTTTGACCTTAATGGTTACACTGCGCGTTTCCATGTTCGTCCAAACAATGATTCAAGCAAACTGTACTTGATGATCACCACTTCAGGAGTCACTAGCGGAGGCTCCACAGGCGAGTTTGGCTCAACTGCTGGCATCAGCGGAAGCGGCGGAATCTTCCTGAACAAGGGAGAGACAGGTGCAGTTTTCACTGGTGGGATTCTCATCACCGCCGATGCCACCACGATGGGCTATGTTCGTGCAGGATCGTGGAAATATTCGCTTGATATCACCCGAGGTGTAACCACGGAAGAACTCATGCATGGACAGTTCGTGGTGGCTCCAAAGAACACCCGATGAAACTGAAGATAAAGTCTGTTGAGTATTCACTCAAGCCCAAGCAAAGCGAGGGCAAGATTGTGGTTGATTCGTTGACCTACTCGGTGAAACCAAAGCCTGACGGAGTGCAGATCAGAAAAAATCCTGTAACCTATGTGCTGAAACACGACCGCCGTTCAGGAGTAGTGATTCAAAAACAAAAGCAAACAACGGTGTGCAAGGCTTCCGTGTACTTTCCGCCCATAGACAGATTTCCGCAAGTTCACTCCAATACTCAAGTATGGACTAATGTTGCAGACAAGCCTGTTGGATCGGAAGACTCTATACAAGTAGGATTGGACACAACCTTCGTTATAGAAGAGTCTCTGATCGACACATACTACAACATCGGAACAACCGTTTACGGTTTGGAGAGTATCAATCAAGCGGCTGTCAGGTGGACGGGTGTTATAATTGATCGTGAAAGTGATTATGAAATGACTGTTGAAATTACAGAGGTGGATGGTGCATTAAGCGCAGCAGATCCATACCCGCAATACTGGATCATCACCAAAGAATATCTCGACATTTGATGTTTACTGCTTGACACTTTTGAGCGATACGCTATACTCCTCCGTAAAGGAGACTTCATCATGGACAAGCCCACACTCGGCTTCTATTGCATTCCCGACACAGGCGCAACCCTTCCCGCATTCGCAACAGACGGCTCTGCGTGTTTTGACATCTGCGCCTGTTTCCATCACGACCGCGAGAATTCGGAAGCAGACTGGGATGCGTTCAAGCCAGTGGTCGCCTACGGTCCGCAGAATGTGAAGACCGAAATCTATCCCACGCAGGGAGTGCTTGATGTTCCTGCGGGATGGCGGTTTCTGATTCCCACGGGACTCATCTTGGATATCCCCGAAGGCTACTCTGTGCGCCTCCATGCCCGTAGCGGACTCGCGCTGAAGGAAGGCTTGGTGCTTGCGAACGCGGAGGGCGTGATTGACTCGGACTACACCGATGAACTCAAGGTGATGGTGACCGCCACTAGCAACTGCTTGGTGAGCATCCCCAATGGATCGCGGATCTGCCAAGCAGAACTGGTGCGGAATCAGCCTGTTGACCTATTGAAGATTAATCACCCACCGCAGCGGAAAACGCAGCGTGAAGGCGGATTTGGCAGCACGGGACAGTTTTCATGGGACACTAACAAGGGAGCCTAATATGACACGCGATGAACTGCTGAAATTTCACGAAGAGATCACGAAGGAAGCCCGCGACCTGATGAGCCTGAAGAATCGGGACTACGCAGGCAATGAAGGAGTTGAGCCTTTTGCCAATTTCACCCGAGTTGAGGCAATGGGAATTTGTAAAACCGAGCAGGGTTTCATGGTGCGCCTCACGGACAAGATGAGCCGCCTGTCCTCGTTTGTCCGCGCTGGCAAGATGAATGTGAAAGACGAATCATTCATGGACACCTGTGTGGATGTGATCAACTACATGGTGCTGCTTGCCGCGTATCTGAAGGACAAGGAATCACAGAGCAAGTAACCATCCATATGCTGAACATAAACATACCGCATTTCTACTGCTACATGAGAAAAGAGCATATGTACCAGCACAAGAGCCACATTGGTGAATTTGTGAAGGTCAGTGTGTTTGCTGCACAGTCCAATCCAGACAGGGCTTTGCTGTTCCATGTTCTAACAGATGACGGGCTTGTTCGTAGCAGGGTTCCTATTCATATGCTGTGCCACAAGCAAACCGCACCGCAAATGTCTTTGGACTACTTGCAGTTGTGGGACTGCTTTTCCGTGAACTGCACAGCAGTTGTGTATGAGTATCTAAAAGCGGCAAGAGCAAAAGTAGTTCTGAAAGACAAGCAAGAACTATGGGGCGAGTACATGATGTCTTTTGATTGGTACGGCAATCCATACAGTGATGAACCAACACAGTACAAGTCCCTGCACCTGATACGGTTGGATAACGGATGCTACACGCTGCAACCAAACAACAGAATATTTTGGAAGCATATGTCTTTTGTCACCAACCCCTTTCCCACAAACCCAGACTTTAAAGTTGACGATAAAGTGTTCCGATGCGAAGCCGCGAGTGATCGTTGGGTCATTGAAGGTGAAGATGATTCGTATTATTACGATTTAAAAAATGAAATCGCCAACTGTAATATTGAAAAGTCAAAGTAACCTATTGTCACAAATATTGCGTGGTGTATACTAGCAGCATGATTCGTCACCTTGGCTATGCCTGTCAGAACCTGTCCCTGTGCGAAGGGCGCAAGGCAAAGGATCGGCTGTTCACCGACCGCACTCTGCGGATGGACGGCTTTTCGTTGGAGCGTGTGGGAGAACTCGGTGCGCGGAACGCCGCCGATCTGCTCCCCATTCTCCAATGGAATGTAGCCAACGGCATCAAGTTCTTTCGTATCGGCAGCGGGATGTTTCCGTTCATGGATCACCCCACGCTTGGCTACGAGATCACCGATCTGCTGCCTGAACACGAAGCCTCCATTCGCGCATCGCTGATTCAAGCGGGTTGGTTTGCCAAAACAAACGGGATGCGCCTGTCGTGCCATCCTGGTCCGTACACTTGCATTGCCTCGCCTGATCCCCACACGGTGGAGAAAAGCATCAAGTCTTTGGCTATGCACTCCCTCATTCCCGACATCTTGGGCTACGGTGACGAGTTTGCCATCAACATCCACATGGGCGGCGTGTACGGCGACAAGCACAAGACGGCTGATCGCTTCCTGCGTGAGTTCTCCCGACTGCCCGACAGCATCAAGCGGCGGCTCACCCTTGAGAACGATGACAAGCCCACGATGTGGAGCATGACGGAACTGTACACTCAAGTGGCAAAGCACTGCCCTGTGAAGTTGGTGTTGGATGTTCACCACCACCGCTTCTGCCATCGGGAGTCGCTGCTTGAGGCAGCAGACATGGCGTTCCGTACATGGCAGGGGTTCTGTGAAGTTCCGAAGATTCACTATTCGGAGTCCAAGGCGGGAGCGCGACCACAAGCCCACTCGGACTACATTCGGGAGGAGATACCTCTGCTGTCGGATACAGTAGAGTACGATGTGATGATTGAAGCCAAGGCAAAGGACTTGGCACTGCTTGAATACAGAAAGGCTTACGCACCATGTTTGGTTTGATTCTCTCTACCGTTCTCTGCCTCGTTCCTCCTAGCGTTGATACCCGCCCCCTGCTTGATGCCATGTACGCGGTTGAGTCCAATCAGGGCAAGAATCTTGTTGGTGATGGCGGGAAGGCGATTGGTCCGTATCAGATTTGGCGTGAGTATTGGCAGGACGCTGTGGAACACGACAAGTCCATCGGCGGGAAGTATGAAGACTGCATGGACAAGGCGTATGCCGAAAAGATCATTCGTGCGTATTGGGCGCGGTATGCTCCGAAGGACGCGACCATTGAGCAGTTGGCGAGAATACACAACGGCGGACCACGGGGTCATAAGCGTAGCGCGACCGTGAAGTATTGGAACAAGATTGTAAAGGAGATGAGCAAGTGAGCAAGCCATTCGGATATTCGTATTACCTTGATATGTACCGTTGCCGCGCAGGAGCAGCGGATGACTTGGAACTGCACTACCGCTTTCTTGAGCGCGTGGTGGACAAGATCGGCATGACCCGCATGAGTCAGCCTTTCGTGATCCATGCACCAACTCTTTACGGTGTAGAGATGTTCCCCGAAAAAGCAGGAGTAAGTGGTTGGGTTCCGCTTATTGAGAGCGGCATTCAGATTCACTCCATTGAACCCACCCACTTCATCACGCTTGATGTGTATTCGTGCAACAAGTTTGACAAGCAGATCATTCTTGACTACGCACGGGAGTGCTTTGGATTTGAGCAGCACGAAGAGCGGTACTTTGAGCGTGGTGTGGGATACGGGGACATCTAATGACCAACCACCAACCACACTACCGCATCATCACGGGTGACTGCATTGAGGGCATGAAGACTTTGCCCGATGGCATTATCCACACTTGCATCACATCCCCACCGTACTTTGGACTCCGCGACTATGGTGGCGGGGACAGCGAGATCGGACAGGAGGACACCGTTGAGGGCTATGTGCAGAAGATGACCGAGGTGTTCCGCGAGGTGCGCCGCATCCTGCGTGATGACGGTACGCTGTGGCTGAACCTTGGTGACTCGTACATGAGCGCAAAGAACTGCGCCCCGCCCCCGCAGACGCAGGGCGGTCAGCGTGGAATGCCTTCAGACTTTGTTCCTGCCAATCGCAAGGATCAGAAGGGGCTGAAGACAAAGGACTTGATCGGTATTCCGTGGCGCGTAGCCTTTGCGCTGCAAGCGGACGGGTGGTATCTGCGGCAGGACATTATTTGGAGCAAGCCTAATCCCATGCCCGAGAGCGTGGAAGACCGCTGCACGAAAGCGCATGAGTACATTTTCCTTCTGTCCAAGAAGCCGAAGTATTACTACGATCACGAAGCGGTCAAGGAACCCGCTCGTAACTGGGGAACCCGCGACCGCTCCGAGATGCGTGACGGAACCACCGATCCCAAACTAAAGCACCACGGGCTACAGGGCAAGGAGTGGGAAGAGAATCCCATGAAGAACAAGCGGTCGGTGTGGACGGTGAACGCCAAGGGCTACAAGGGCGCACACTTTGCGGTGTACCCCGAGAACCTGATTGAGCCGTGTGTGCTTGCAGGATGCCCGAAGTGGGGTGTGGTTTTTGACCCATTCACAGGCAGCGGAACCACGGCTGTGGTGGCAATGAAGAATAATCGGCACTACATCGGGACTGAACTGAATCCCGAATATGTGAAGATTGCGGAAGAGCGTATTAAAGAATCAATTCCACAAACCCTAGAAGGAGTATTTGAATGAGCAAGTTCAAGCCAATTGGAAAATGGATTTGGGTGCAGTCGCACCTTGGCGGTCAGAAGGAAACCGAAGCAGGCATCATCTACAATGAAGTAGTCAAAACCCAGTACATTTGGGCTACGGTTACCGCAATCGGTGATAAGATAACGGAAGACATCAAGGTTGGAGACAAGGTTCTGTGGGATCGCACGAAGAACCAAGGTCAGGGACATGATGGCGGTGACATGGTTCATCAGGACTGGATTGCACTAGTTGAGCGTTAAGGAGCATCGTGGACTTCTACACTTCCGTTGATATTCGTGGCAAGAACATCCTGTATCGTGGATGGAAGAACGGGCAGAGACAGCATCTCCGCATCCCGTTCTGCCCCACGCTTTACATCCCCTCCAAGGACGAGGGAGAGTTCACCACGATCAACGGCAAGCCCGTGCAGCCCATTCAGTTTGACGGTATCGGGGAAGCCCGCGAGTTCATTGACCGTTTCAAGGATGTCTCCAACTACGACATCTACGGAAACACCAACTTTGTGTACCAGTACCTTTACAAGGAGTTTCCCAATGAAGTCGATTACGACTTCAGCAGCCTCCGCATAGCCAACTTGGACATTGAGACATCGTGTGACGGCGGTTTTCCCACGCCATCCGCTCCCACCGAGCGGGTCATTGCAATCACGATCTCAATGGGCGACAAGACCTATGTGCTAGGCTTGGGGGACTTTCATATTGACGGCGAGGGAGTTTCCTGCATTCCTTACGATGACGAGCGAGAACTGCTTGCAGGGTTCATTGAACTATGGCGGTTCCTTGATCCCGACATCGTGACAGGTTGGAACATCCGCTTCTTTGATATTCCGTACCTTGTGGCGCGGATGAACTACCTTGAAGAAGGATGGGGAAACTCCCTCTCGCCGTGGGGCAAACTCCGCGAGACTGTGGTGAATCGCATGGGACGCGATCAGACCGCGTATGTGATCAGCGGCGTTGCCACGCTTGACTACTTTGAACTGTATCAGACTTTCACCTATGTGAAGCAGGAGTCCTACTCCCTCAATCACATTTCCAAGGTGGAGTTGGGCGAAGAGAAACTGTCGTATGCGGAATACGAAACCATTCAGGAGTTCTACACACAGAACTTTCAGAAGTTCATGGAGTATAACTTCCAAGATGTGCGGCTCGTTGATCGCCTTGAATCCAAACTGAAACTCATGGAACTCGCGGTGGCGTTGGCGTATTCGGCACGGGTGAACTTTGAGGATGTGTTCTCGCAAGTCCGTACATGGGATGCCATCATCCACCACCACCTGATGAGCAAGGGTATGGTGATTCCGCAGAAGACCGAACACAAGAAGGACGATCAGTACGCGGGTGCGTATGTGAAAGATCCGCTTGTAGGCAAGCACGATTGGGTGGTGAGTTTTGACTTGAACTCGCTGTATCCCCACCTCATCATGCAGTACAACATCTCTCCCGAGACAAAGCATCCTAATCCCGTGTGGCGGCGTGGAGCCATTTCTCCCGAGTCCATGCTGGCACGGAATCGCGGCGAGACTGTAAAGCAGTTCATTGACCCTGCTGAATATCTGAACTCCGCGAAGGCGGAAGGCGTGAGCGTGGCAGCGAACGGCGTTGCATTCGTGCGCGACCGCCAAGGCTTCCTGCCTGAACTCATGGAGAAGATGTACGCAGAACGCAAGCACTACAAGGGGCTGATGATTGCTGCACAGAAGCGATTGGTGGACTTGGACAAGAATGCGCCAGCCGAAGAGCGGCGCAAGATTGAGTACGAGATTTCCAAGTACCACAACTTTCAGTTGGTGCGAAAGATTCAGTTGAACTCCGCATACGGCGCAATCGGCAACCAATACTTCAGATTCTTTGATGTGGCACTTGCCGAAGCCATCACGCTGTCGGGGCAGTTGAGCATCCAGTGGATCGGTGACGCTCTGAACAAGTTTCTCAATCGCGTCCTGAAGACCGAGGGCGAGGACTATGTGATTGCGTCCGACACCGATTCTGTTTACTTGAGACTTGGCAAGGTGGTGCAGTCGTCCTTCAAGGGCGAGGCTGATACGCAACGGGTGGTGGACTTCTTGGACAAGTTCTGTGAGCGGGTGATTCAGCCACAGATCGAAAAGGAGTTCGCCACCCTTGCGGACTGCACCAATGCCTACGCAAACAAGATGGCAATGGGACGCGAAGTGATTGCGGAGAAGGGCGTGTGGACGGCGAAGAAGCGGTATATGCTGTCCGTGTGGGATGCCGAAGGCGTTCGCTACAAGACTCCGAAGTTCAAGATCATGGGCATGGAAACAGCGCGTTCATCCACTCCTGCCTATGTCCGCAAGTCTCTGAAGACTGCCATTGAGATGGTGCTGATGCAGGACGAAGCCACGCTTCAGGAGTTTGTCCGCAAGACTGAACGAGACTTCAAGTCCTTGCCCGTGGAGGAAGTCGCCTCTCCCCGATCCGTGAACGGCATGGAGGAATACTCGTCACCGCTTACCATCTACAAGAAGGGTACGCCCATCGCGGTAAAGTCTGCTCTGCTCCACAACTCGCTTGTAAAAAAGATGGGCTTGAGCAAGAAGTACCGCACCATCGGTGAGGGCGAGAAGATGAAGTTCATCTACCTGAAGACTCCCAATCCTATTCACGAAAGCGTGATTGGATTTCCTACTGCCTTGCCCAAGGAGTTTGGACTGGAGAAATACATTAACCGCGACTTGCAATTCAATAAAACATTCGTGGAACCACTACGCGCTATTACTGATGCTGTGGGGTGGAGTCCCGAAGAACGAGCAACACTGGATTCTCTGTTTGCGTAAACAGGAAAGGTATATTTCACAGTGGACACACCCTCTACATACGGTAGAGTATGTACAGAAAGGACTGGTATGAGTACTAAGATTTTGAAGATGCGTAGTGGTGAAGAGGTCGTGGCAGAGATGAACGAAACGGTTGACGGAAACTTTTATGCACTGAAGAATCCGTGTATGTTTGTGCCCGTGCGCCGTCCCGAAGGCAACAGCCTTGCGATGGTTCCGTGGTCAGCACTCATCGACACCGATCAGACCATTCAGATTCCAAAGGACTCCGTGGTGTTTGTTGCGGATCCCATGACTCAACTCCTGAACGAGTACAACTCTGCCTTTGGTGGTTTGGTTGTGCCCACGAAGCCCAATCTTGCCGTGCCGACTCTGAAGTTGTCAGGGGATGAGTGATCTGAAACCACAAAACAGAGAGTACCTGAAGAGCCTCCTGGAGGCTCGACAGGTCTTTCTGCGTGACGAAGTAAAGCGGTTGTTGCTGGACAAACACGGCAGTCTGGGTGACATCCGCAGGTGTGAAGAAGAACTGGACTGGGCAGAGCAAGCAAAAACAGAACTGGAGAAACCATGAAACTGAAGGACATTCTGAAGGCAGCAGGAAACAAGTACGCCACCGTAGCCTCTGACGGCTTGGAGGGCAGCGATGTAAAGGGATTCATTTCCACGGGATCGTATGCGTTCAACGCGCTCCTGAGCGGTTCC